AGCCTTAAGGGCGGGGGCGTGGTAAATCTTTTCGCCAACCTTTACGCAGGACCAGTCAATGTCAAGATGCGGGCTTACCATCGCGGAAGCCTCTTTTACCGCCTTTACGTCGGTATACTTGCGGGCCTTGTTGGTTGCGGTGTCAAGGTCGACCACGGCCTCGCAACGGAAAACGCCGTTGATTTCTTCGCACTTCGCCGCGATCGCCGCCGCAACGTTCGGGAACTTAGACCAGTACGGTGCGACGATAAGGCCCGGCGTAAGCTGCAGCAGGGGGAATACCTGACGAAGAACTTCGAGGCCCTTCTCTTCTCCGGTGCTCGCGTTGTATCCGCCGATGATGTCGTTCTCTGTAATCTGGGAAGGATCGAGCTTGTTGCCGCTGATCTTAAGCTTTGTAATCCCGGTCGGGGCCACAAGCGTAACAACGGCGTAACCATTGTCGTCGAAGGTGACGACGTAATCCTCATCGGCCGTAAGCGTAACCGGGGTTTCCGGCGTGCTGTTCTTAACGACGAGGCTGTCCTTCAAAAGTCCGAAAACCGGCACCGTGACCTGGCCGTCTGCAACGGTAAATTCCGCCTCCGCATAAGCGACCTTGTGCTGCGTCGGATCCAGAACATTGATAAGGACAACCGGCGCAACGCCTACCTTCTGGAAGCTCATGTCGATAGCCTGGCAGAGGGTGTAGTCCTTAAAGTTGTAATTGTTTACGTAGCCAACGCCAGCCGCGGCCTCTGCGAGAGTGTTCGCAAGGATCGGGCGGTTCGCCGCTGCGTAAGGATCGTCCGCAAGGTTGACCGGCGCCGTGCCGAATACAACCTGCAGACCGGCGAAACCCTTTACGGGGGCCGCCACTGTGGTCGGGTTCTCAAGTACCCGAACGCCATGATTGTAAGCCATAGCTTTTATCCTCCTATTTCTTTTTATGCTTATTCTGCTGCTTTGCGGAACAGCGTATTAAGCGCCGTCCCCTTTGTTGCGACGATCGCCGCCTTCGCGGCGTATTCGCTGACCGGGAAAATCAAACCATTAATAAACGGCTTTTCCTCGATCTTTGCGGTCAGCGCCTCCGGCAGGCCGTTTGTAAAGACCGTCCCGTGCGCGACTACGTGCTCAAGTGTCGGGCCCAAATAGACGACCGGCTGTGGCGCTGCTGCCGTTTTCTGCGTCTCCGCGGCTGTCTGAGCAGCTCCCGCTTCGATCGCCTGTGCTTCCTCTGCTTTTCTCTTGGTGCTCATGCGTAAGGATCCTCCCTTCTGATCGGTATAGTTTCGAACTTAAGCGCCATACCGCCGAAGAAATAAGGGTAAGACTCTTCGTCCTGCAAGGCCCATTCGATCGGCATAACGCATTCGTACTTCTTGGCCAGGATCGCGTTCTTTGCGAACCGTTCGTAAATCTTCTGTATGATGTTAAGGACGTCTTTGTGGCCCTGGTTTTTATAATCCCGGTCGATAACGCCTATGATCAAATTTACAATAACGGCCTGTTCCTGGTCGATGTTCTCAATCGTTCCCTGTTCCACCCGAACGATAATATACGGGTAAGGATCTTCTTCTGCTTCTGCGTTGTATATGCCTTCTTCCAGATCTTCGTCCGTTACGGTGTCCGGGATATCCTTCGCCGTTGGAATGGGTAACGATTGCTTAAAAATATTCAGGCTGACGGTTTCTCCTTGCGGATTCTTCAAGCGAAAATGCTTAAAAGTTTCCGCAAGGTCGGCCGCCAAATCATCCTGCAAAAACGTTGCTATCATGACTTTAGCCTCCTAATATTCGAGCCACCTGTTTGTCGACGTTACTGCGCAAGTTATCTAAAATGTTCGGTTCTACTACGCCGTAAACATCCGCCTTGTTGCCGATCATATCCGGAACGGAAACGGAAAACAGCTTTTCGATCTTCAATCGGGAACGCCCGACCCTCTTGGCCGCTGCTACGTGCCGAACGGCCGAGCCTGCGGCGCCCTTGGCTGTCGCCTTCTTTCGGGTCTGTCCGGCTGCCGCAATATTATTTTTAAATGCTCCGCTGCCGGATCCGAACGTCTTGCGCCCGTGATGCTTATTGATCAAAACGGTAAGCGGTGACCCGTGCGGGCCGTGTCCGCCTTGGACGGAGAAGTATTTGAATTCCAGGTGTTCTCCTCGCGTCTCGATAACCGCTACAAGGTTTCCGGCAGAGGCGGGCTTAATTTTCATCTGCTTATTAAATCCGCCTACCTTCACCGCGTAAGTTTCCTGCGCCTTGTGGGCCAGGTCTTTCCTCGCGTCCTTTGCGGTTGCGTTCAAGGCGTTTTTTAACGCCTTCGGGGCTTCTGATTTCATTCGCCCCAGCTTCTTTTCTACTGATTTAACCGTTACTTCGTCGAACTCGAATTTTATTTCTGCAGCCATTAGCTCCGATTTGCCTCCAGATGTATGCTGTAAACCCCGTCTTCGTTCATGGCGTCCGTTACTCTGTAGGAAACGCCGTCAAGTCGAAGCGCGTAGCCAACCGGGGGCAGCGCTCCAAAGTCGCGGGCTTTAATAAAAATAAGCGTGGTCTTAACATTGATTCCGTCCATATCGGATTTCGCCTTTTTGGAGCGGTCTATAAGCTCGTTGTTATCCACAATCATGGGCTTTTGCTTTCCGTTAAGGTCGTGCATCGCCCCGAACTCATCTATATTCATGAAGACCGCGCTTATGTCCTGCCGGATTGCCTCTTTAAAGGTCATTCCGGCGACTTCTTCCCCGGCCGTTTCGCCGGTTCCGTTACGCCGCCGCGCATCTCCGGATCCGGTATCTGGCCGACCAGGTCGTTTTCCGGGCCGCTGGAAGGCTGTGCGATTCCGGTTCTTCCGGCCTTCGCGCTTTTGCGCTTCGCTTTCGGCTTCGGGTTCTCCGGCTCTTCGTCCTCCCGGTATTCCGCCGAGCCGCATTCAATCCACGCCGCTTCGTCCGGGCTTCCTGCTGGCAGCTCATTGCCCGGCTCGAACTGCGTGTTACCGTATAAGATAGGTCTTAAGGCTATAAGCCGCGCCATATTATCCCAGGAGCTTAACTCTGACGGTTGCGTCGCCTGCGGCTGCTGCCTCCACCGCGTACCCAGCCGCAACGGCTCCGGATCCCCTTGTCGCGCTGCCTACAGATCCGTCGAAGTAGACAGTTGCTCCGGCCGTGATGGCCGCGTCGTCCTTCGGGATCTCCCAGGTACCTTCGACCAGAAGGCTGCCGGTATCCCCGACCGCGATGTCGGTTCCGGCTACGCCTACATGTTCGCCGAATACCACGAGAGTGTTCGCCTCGATGGCTGCGCTGCCTTCGTTCTTATAATCGATCGCTTCGCCGCGCTGCCAGTATGTTCCTTTAGCCATGGTTTTTATCCTCCTTCTTTATTTGTTCAAATTCTCAGGCCACAACGACGCCCGCGTGCTTAACGATGCCGCGGAAATCTCTTACGGTAATACCCCAGTCGAGATAGATATCCCAAACAAAACCGAGGGTTCCGGGAACCTCCATGCGGCGAACAGTCGGCGTTTCCTGGCCATTCAAGTAATCAACCTGAATGCCGCGAACGCTGGAAGGATCTGCGAACATGAACCACGGGCATTTTCCGGATCCGGCGAGGGTATTAAGCACCGGGCTCTGTACGATCTGCAGCGGGTAGTTATACAGCGGGTTAATATCGTTGTTCGCGGATCCTACGACCTGGGCGCTGCGAAGAATGACCGCAAGGTCGAATTCGTAGCCAACCGGCACGACGATAGTACGCGGCGTTACGTAAATCGCGTCTCCGAACTGATCCGTTTGCTTCTGCATCTGCAGGATCATCTTCTGGATCTCTGCCTGGGAAGGCGCAGCTTCCTGCGTGATCTGGTTCTTGTGGTCGTTGTGGAACAGGGCCTTTCCATCGAAAATGGTTTCATTCTTAAACAGGATCGTGTAGACCTGCTTATCGATGGTCTTTTTGGCGGCTGTAGCGTAAAGTCCCGGAACCTCTGTTAAGAATCCGATATCATCGTTTATGAAAGCCTGACGGGTCATGGAGAACTGTTTCCCGTAGGTATCGAGCTTACGGCTCGGCAGCAGCTCCGTTCTCGGCATGTCGGGCTTGATCTCTCCGTTCTCCGGAACCTTCAAGAAATCCCCAACGCCGCCGATAACATATTCATGATCCGGCGTGCTCTTAAAGTCGCGCAGCGTTCCCTTTGTCGTGATGGCCTGGAAGGTGGTAGGAACCTTATTGTAAAGTTCCACGATCCCCTTGCGAATCGTCTGATCCATAATAGCCGGGAAGGCTGCGGAAGGGTTATAAAACTCGCGGCAAAGTTCCGCGTAAAGCTCATCCGGGTGCATCCGCAGGAGCTCGTTTACGTTCCGGCCCTCGCGGCTTAAGCACTCGATTCCCAGGTCGCGGAGGCTCATCGCTCTAAGCTGATCGGCGCCCTCTGCCGGGTTCGCAATCGGAACGCCTGCACGAAGCAGCAGCGCGTCGGTTGCTCTCTGCCTGAAAGTTTCCTGTTCGTCCCTGGTCACCTGAACGTTGGCCGGGGTTCCGGTCGTTCTCATGCCCTCAAGGATCGCAGCCCGCACCTGGTCGATGCTGTGGCCGTCGCGGATATGCTCTGCCGGATCCACGTCGAAATCGCGGCACAGGTTCGTAATGTCTGTTACGCGCTGCCGCTCTGCTGCGACAGCTCTCTCTGCCGTTGCCGCCGGGTCAGGATCCTCGCCGCCGGTTTCGCCCTCGCGGGTTCTGGCCTGCTGCCCGGCTCCCTCTGCAGCCTGTCTTTCCTCTGCCTCGATCTCAAGATTCAAGGCGTCGATCTCTCTCTGCAGGGCGTCAAACTGGGCCTGCTCTTCGGCTGTCAGTTCGCGCCCTGCAGTTCTTGCGCCGTTCATGAGTGCCTGCTGTGCGGCAATCTTCGCGGCTCTCTGCTGTCTCTTGTTCATGTGGTTTTACCTCCTTATGAAAGTTTATTAAGGTTTATTTGAAGCTGCCGCTCTGCCATGGACGGCGCTCGCTTCCTTGTGTTGGTTTCTTCCGAATCCGGAAGGTCTCGGCCGACTCCGACTGTAGGATCCGCCGGAACGGAAACGATAGAAATCTCGAACGGCTCCCAGCTTGTTGCGACGTCGCAAGGGCCGGTATACTTTCCGTTGCTGCTGATTTCTCCGCGCTCTACGAATTCCCAAAGCTTAACGCGGTACCCTACGGAAACGCCCTTAAGGGTTCCGCCCTTAACTTTTCCGTAAATGATATCCGCAGCTTCGTCGCTGTCAAATTCGACGATTGCCTTCCCTCTGTCGCCTTCAATCCAGGCGCGTTCAATCTTGCCCAGAACTTCGTCGCGATGATGGTTATAAAGCAATACGCCGATTTCGTTCAGGCGGGTAAGGTCTACTGCTCCGGGCCCGTGGTCTAATATCTCAATGCACCAGCCGCGGTTGTAAGGCTCTTCGGAAGAAAAAGAAAGTTCGAATTTTCTTTCGTTCCCTTCGCCCTCAAGCGCCCGGATTTCGCCTTTAAGCTCGCGGGTAAGGGAATTATTGCCCTTCGTCTGTTTCGCCCGAATCTGGGCCGCCTGCGCTCTCAGGGGCGGGGTTCCCGGCTGCTGGTTCGCCTGCTCCCGGCATAGGAACGGCGGCAGCGGCTCCGCCTTCCGGTTCTGCGTCCGGATCGAGCTCATCCGCTTTCTGCCCATAAATAACACCTCCTAACTCTATTCCTTTTTTGCGGCCGTACTCCAAAGCGGCGGCCATGTCGTCGATCGTCCTGCGCCAGTCCTGTCCGTTTTCGGCCGCGGCCTGCTGGAATGTCTTTTGACCGCTCTGAACGGCGATCTTCATAGCGTTTACTTCCTTCAGTGGGTCGATCCATTTCTTCGGCGCCGCCACCCATTCGTGCGAAAGATAAGTTTCTTTCTTATCCGGATCCCAAAAATCCGTAATATCGAAAAGGCCGCAAAGTACGCCGGAAATAACAAAGCTTTCGTAAACCTCATCCAGAAATACCTCCGTGAAAAGCTCGGTATCTTCTATATAGGTTTGCTCGTCTTCGATGATCCCCTGCCGGGCGCTGCTGTAATTGCTCTGACTCATGTCGCGGCTTGTGGCCTCGTATGAGAGGCCCTGGCCCGCCCCGATCAGGCGCTGCTGCAGCTTAACGTATTGCGCGGCGTCGGTTGCCTGGCCGGTCGGGTTGACCACCTGGATCTCGTCGCCCGCGTTCAATTCCTTAATCATGCCGGGGCTGATCGTCTTCCCCTCGTAAGAAAAGCGACCGGCGTCCTGCAGGGCGGAACCGCGCCCGATGCCTGTCGTCGGTATGGTCTTCTTAATGAATACCGATAAGCAGGCCGCGATCCGCTCTTTAACGCTGACCGCTGTCATAAATTCGTTTGCGTCTCGGATCCGGCTGATCGTCGGGGCCAGGTCGCTCATCTCGCGAACCTGGGAAGGCCTGCGCTTCGAAAAGATAAAAATCATATCCTTTTCCGGAACATAAACGGGATCCTGCTGCGCGTATCCGTCCAGGCTGTATTGCCGGATCCAAAAGCCCACCGGCTTGTTATAAGAATTGTATTCAATGCCGCCGACCACCCTGTTTCCCTTATGCTTCGGGTTCGTGATCGTCGGATCCAATTCGTCAACCTCAAGGGCCTGCAACCGCAGCGGAACGATCCCGCCGCGCATATAGCATTTCTTAAAAAGGATCCCGCCGTCCACCTTCTTCCGCTCGATGGCCATGCGGCCCATCTGCATGAGGCTCTGTGTTTCGGTTACGTCGCAATTCCTCCGCTTGCACCATTTCTTCCAGGCCGCTTCGATCTGCTCGTTAAGCTTCTCGTTATCCGTCCGGGCCTGCAATGTCCAGCCGAGGCCGATAACGTTCCGCTTATATGCTCCGATGATACTGTTCGCCATGTCGCTGTTGCGCTCAAGGTCGCGGGCCCTGGCCCTTACGGTTTCCCGGTTGTAACGGTCTGTTTGTTCAGCGCTCTGATTGTAGGCGATCCACCCGGCATTAAGCCGCCCAAAGTTGCCCGCGTCGTAGCTTCGCATTTCCTCCAGGCTCTTGCGCCATGCTTCCCGGCGGGCGCCTGCTTCCGGGTTTATCCATCCGATGATGGTATCTAAAAAATTCATACTGTTTACCTCCCATCGAATACGGCCACGTAACAATCGTCCAGAAGGCCGGGCTTTCCGGACGCGATCTGCGCCTGCAGGTCGTTCCTGATTGCGTATAGCTCTTTAAGGTCGGCCCGGTTAAGCTGCCGGGAGCCGATCTTGTACGACTGGCCGCCGATGAGGATCTTGTTTATCGCGGTGTTTACTTCTGTAAGAAGTTCCTGCGCCGTTGCTGTCTGCGCCATCCGTCTGACCCTCCTATATCCATTTTTCGTTCTCCTGCAGCCACGCCTCTTCGGGCTGCTGCGTCTCCGGTTCCTGCTTCGGGGCTGCCTCCGATTCCGCCTGCTGCAGATGCAGGAGCCTTACGCCCTGAATATCCGCGGCGGCCATCGCGTAGACCTCGCAGTCTAAATAATGGTTGTCCGGGTGGCTTTCCTTTGGCACCCACCGCTGGACGATCTTTTGGCCGCTCCTGACCGCGATCTTGTGCTCTGCTGTTACCTGTTCGGCGTATTCAAGATCGCAATCCTTATAAACCATCCAGGAACCGCGGCCGTTTGGTTTGCGCATCCGACCCGCGATCATGTCCTTATATTTGCCGCCGTCTACAAAAACAAGCTGCATACCGAAAGCCTTACTTCCCGCCTTGTTTACGGTTCCGATTCTGTAATGCTCATTCATTTCGTGGGTTGCGCCCTTGCCTGGGATCGCCCATTCTGAATTATTGACGCAGAAATCGTAAACGTCGTCGGTGTCGTAACCGGAGTCTATGATTGCCAAATTTACAAGCATCGGAGCCCCGTCTTCCCTCATGTATTGCATATTCATAAGGGCTTCTATTTCTTCGAAGCTCCGGGCCTGCCCGTGTGCTATGTTTTGGCTTGTTATGAAATCGCCCCAGGCGCGTATTGACCAGTAAAAATAACCCTTCTGAACGTCAACACCTGCCGTGAGAAGCTTCGCCCATTCCGGAACCGTATAAGCCGGGATCTGCGTCTGCCTTTCCAGAACCATATCCGCGGAAGTTTTAAGCCTGGTATCTTCCCAGGGCTCCGCAAGCCATGAATTAATAAAGTTCTGCAGCTTCTCCGTGTCGTCGCGGGTTTCCATGAATTTTTTGGCGATCTCGGAAAACCGAACAAACGGGGAATATAGCGTATTAATCCAGAAGCAAACCTTTTTTACAAAGCGCGTCCGCTGCGTTACGACTTCCCAGCGGCCTTTCCTGACGGCCTGCTGTTTCTGCTGGTCGGTAATTGCGCAGCCGCATTCCTGGCAAATATAAAAGGCGAATTCCGCGCGATCCGTATCGCTCAGGCCTTCGCCTTCATCCTCCGGCGTTTCGATCGCTTCAAGCTCCGCCTTGATCGCCTCCGCGCCGTATACGTCTTCCATATCCTTTTCGCGGCCTGGCCAGCGCAGGTTCGCAAACTTTAGTTCTATGAACTCGCCGCAATGCGGGCAGGGTATGAAGTAATGCTTTTCAACGTCGGCCGCTTCCTTCGCCCTCCAAATGTGGCCGCTTCTTAAGGTCGGCGTTGAAGTCTTAAAAATCTTCCGGCCGCGGAAAGTCTTTGTTCTTTCCTCTGCCAGGCTAACAGGATCCGATTCCTTTTTCGATGCTCCGGGAAACTTGTCTATTTCGTCAATAAACAAATACTTCATAGCGAAGGAAGCAACGCCCACCGGGCTGTTCGACCCTACGATCTTAACGAACATATCCGAAAAATTAAGCTCAAGGGCTGGGCTTGCCGGATCGTATTTCTCCGCCAGCGGCTTGCTGCTTTCGATCATCGGCTGCAGCCTCTTGGTGCTTACCGTCCCGGCCAGCGTCTCGGTCGGGTATACGATTTCCGTCGGCGCCGGATCCTGCGTAATAACATAACCGAGCATGTTATTCATGGCTTCGGTGCCGCCGACCTGCGTCGGCTTTACGAATATGATTTCTTCGGTCTCGTAGTTCGTGAATTCGTCCATAATACCCACAAGATATGGCGTCCGCCTATTAGACCAGGGGCCGGGTTCCGCGCTGGTTTTATTGTCCAGCACCCGGTACTTTTCCGCCCATTCGGAAACGGTCAAGCTTTCCGGCGGCTTTAGAAACTCAAGCGCGGCCTTCTGGTATTCCTTGCAGGTATATTTCTTAATCCGGAGCCGTTTTGGCTTTGCCACCGGCTGCCTTCCTCTTTTCTTCTTCTGGTTCCGCATCCTCCGGCGTGGATCCGGCGACCGTGAAGGCCGTAAGCATTCGCTTAACCTCTTCCGAAAGTTCGCGTTCCACCCTCCTGGCATCCGTCGGCCTGATTTGATCGCTAACCATGGAAACAAGCCGCGGCGGCATCGAAAGCGCGAACCGCTTAAATACAACAAAGAACTTTTGATAATCCAGAGCGACCTCTTCGCGGTCTATGTACTTACCGGCCGCAATCTCGCGCTTCATCTTGTGGAGCTCCGCCTGTGAATCCTTTAAGGCGATTTCCGCCTCGAGCTTCGCCTCACGCAGCTCCGCCTCTTTTTCGCTCTTTGCTTTCCCGTAAGCCTTATCGGACAAATACTGGATATACGTCTTTAAGGTGTCGACCAGGTTATACCGATTCCCTTCCGGCGTCGGCGTGGTCTTAATGATGCCTTCCTGCGTCAGCTGCTGTACGCGGCGGACTGTTACGCCGAAAAACTGCGCTATGATCTCGACCCTTACGTATTGCGCCCCTTTATGCTCTTCGTGCTGCTGCGCGTTTTCTTCCGCCATCAATCGCCACCCCCTCTAACCTGCCGAGCCCTCTTTCCGGTGAACTCTTCCCAACGATCAATTATTACGTCGCAATATACGGGGTTAAGCTCCATTATGTAGGCCGTGCGCCGCAACTGCTCCGCTGCGATCAGCGTCGTCCCGGAGCCGCCGAACAGGTCGACTACGTTCTCCCCTGTTCGGCTGCTGTTGGCCATCAAGCGCCCGACAAGCGCGACCGGTTTCATGGTCGGATGCATGTCGCTCTTTGCCGGTTTTTTCTCGTACTGGACGGACGTCCGGGCGCTCAGATCGTCCCGGAGCCGCTCAATATACGCCACAAGGTCGCTTTTCTTCATGGCTGCAAAGTCTATATCATCTTCAATCATGACCGTGTCCTGGTGTCGGTCGTCGATGAAATAGTGCGCCGCGCCTTCTTTCCATCCGTAAAGAATGGGCTCGTGTCGCCAGTGGTAGTCCTGGCGCCCTATTACAAATTGATTCTTTTCCCAAATAAGGACTTGCTTCAACGAGAACCCCGAAGCATCGAAGGCCTGGCGGAACGTCAGGCCTTCGATGTCTGCGTGGAACACGTAGACAGCGGCTCCGGCTTTTGCGATGTCACAATAGTTAGAAAAAACGCGGAAAAGGAAATTATAAAATTCGTCGTCGTCCATCCGGTCGCCGATGATCTCGTTCACCTTCCGCGTTGTATTTCGTTTATTTGCGCTTTCCAGACTCTTGTCCTTCGCTTCGTAATCTACGTTATAAGGCGGATCCGTGATTATAAGATCCGCTTCGGCTCCGGCCATCAGGAGGCCTACGTCGTTAAAGTCCGCGGCGTCTCCGCACATGAGCCGGTGCCCGCCGAGCTCCCAAATGTCGCCGTATTTTGTCCGCGGCGGCCCGGCGGCTTCTTTTTCCTTGACGGCCCGGCCTGCGTCGTAACCGTCGTCGTTCGCCTGTGTCTTAAGGTCGATATTCGTAAAAAGTTCCTGCAGGTCGTCGGTTGAAAATCCGGTTTCCTTAAGATCAACACCAGCCTGCTCTAAGTCGATCAGAATGTCGTAAAGGGCCTTTTCGTCCCATCGGCCCGTAATTTTATTCAGCGCTATGTTTGCGGCCTTTTCCCGCTCCGGATCCTTAATATCCACGACTATAACGTCGGCTTCCGTGCGGCCTAAGTCCATCATAACCGTGCGGCGCTGGTGCCCGCTTATGATTGTAAGATCTGAATTAACCACGATCGGTTCTATGTAGCCGTTGCGCTCTATGCTTAAGGCCAGTTCTTCATATTCCGGATCCCCTGGTTTAAGCGGCACGCGCGGGTTGTATGCCGCCGGTTTTAGGTCTGAAAGCTTTAATTTCCTTAGTTCCATGCTCGAAAATGCCCCTTCTTGCCCTGTTTGCGTAACGAAACGGGAAAAATTTTTTGCTTCACGTCCGGAAAAAAATTGCGCTCGCCGCCCCGTGTACGTTTTTATTCTTCAGAAAGTACCTAAAGGGAAAAAAGCGGCGCGGCGTCTTTGTTTTTAAGAATTCCCGAAGCGCGAAGAGCCGACGGGAACACGAAATAATTTTATTTTTTCCGGAAGTGGTAGGGGGTGCCCCCTCCCCTTAATCAAAAGGCGGGAAAGACGCGGGCGATCTTGCTGCGCGTGCGGTGTCGCCCTGGCACCTGCCCGCCCGGTGTGCCCCGCTGCAATGCTGCAAGGTTCCGCCGCATCCGTGTCCGTGGCGCTGCGCCTTAATGCTGCGCCGTTACTCGCTTCCGTGTACCAGTCCGCCCGTGTCCGTGGCTGCTGCCTTTTCCAACAAAAAGACGCCCGCCTTGATAGGTGGACGCCCTTTTGCTGTGTGGAAGAAACAAGTATGAACAGAAAGTTTACCTTCGTCCTGCTGCTCTCGACTTTATCAATATAACACAGATCGAAGTCCGAAACAGTCCGAACTTTTTTATTAGCTAATATTCGCCCGCGTCTCCCACTCAATCCTTGCTAAAAATTTCGGGGCCGCTTTCTACTTCTGCGGGTGGGGGTGCCTGTTTTTACGATGGCCTTATTTGACTCGGCGTATTATTTTTCTTTGCTTATTTCCCGCGAGGCTCTGCTGCCGCGCCTGCTTCCGGCACCTTCTTGCGCGTCTGTTTTTGTGGCTGCTGCGCTTCCTAGCCGCCTGCCCTCCGGGCCTTTGCTTCGGCTGTATAAAAATTCCGGCCAGAAAAAAATCTGACCGGAATGCCGGGGCCCTTATATGGGGGCCTTCTTTTTGGCCGGTAAAAATTCCAGATCGATTTCCGGAACCGTGACCCGGGGTGCTTGTTTTCACAGGCCTCTTTCCTCCGCGTACTTCTTAACGATGTCGCGAACCCGCTTAAATGTAAGCAGTTCTTCGATGCCCTTGTCCCTCTTCTCGTAGCATGTGCTTCGGCTCATATGTGCCTTCTCTTGTACTTTGTCCCAGGAAAGGCGGTCGATATAGTACAATTCTAAAACAATCCGTTCGTCACTCGTGGGATCCAAATAGTCGAGGATATCCATGATCTTCAAAAGGTCGGCTTCGATCTGCTTCTTTTGTTCTTCGATCCTGGTTTCGATCTCCGACTTCCGGAACGTGAAGGCGGCGCTTCCCAGGCTGATCTTTCCGCTGCTTACGTTGACCGGGCTGTAGTGCATGCCGCCGATCGGCGCATTCATCTCTTCGCAGATATTCTTAAGCCGCTCTTCCAGACGCTTCCGTTGTTCCGTCGCCCTGTAATACTGGCTTAAATAGTTCCGCAAAACAAGCGCTTCCTTGCTGACCTTCCGCTGTTCTTTCGGCGGCCGTTTGCCTCGATCCATGACTCAATCACCTCCCCCTTCCGGCTGTTCCGGCTCCGCTGCCAAAAAATAAAATTTACCCTTGACCTGCTGTATGCTGTAAAGCTTCCGCTCTTTCTGGTCGTAGTCCATAATTTGAACGCCCTTTTTCTCGAGCGCTTTGATAAGGTTGTTTATTCCCTGCGCAAGCTGCAGCGGCTCCATGGTGGCCAGGGCCTGCGCCGGATCCGCCTGCGCGTTCCTGACCGGCGTCCGCTTCGGCTTCGGCTGGAAATATACGACCTTCCTTTTCCCGCCCATGGCTAAAACTTCTTTCCGTGAAGATATGGCCGCGTTTTATTGAAAGCGTGTTTTTCCTTAATGGCTGCTTCCAGGTCGACGCTGAACTGCTGCGCCATATCGAAACAACGGATAACAATGTCGGCCAGCTCCGCCGGTACACCCTCCGGCTTCCCGTCGCTCTCCCGGTAATATGTTTCCGTCGCCCAGTGCCCGGATCTGAATTCCTCCAACGTCTCGGAGACCTCGCTGTGGATAAGCGCCAAATATTCCGCGGGCGTCGTGTTTACCTTGTGGAAGCCGTGGGCCTCGTTGGTTTCCCAGACCTCTTTCATGAAGTCTTTAATTTGCAATTCTCGCATTCTTCTCCCTCCGTTTCTGTGGTTTCGCCTTCCTCTGCCTCAAAGTAAAGAATATCGGTTATTTCCTCCGGCTTCTTGATCAGGATCTTATCAAGGCCCAGCGCGTAACCGTATTCCCTGTTAGCGCCGCGGCTTTCCTGCCATCCGGGAAGGAAGTAAACCGCGTCGCATTTCTCAAGCAGGGCAAGGTCGAGCTTAAGGTATTCTTCCCGCTCCGCGTCCGGGAATACTGTTTCAAGCGCTGCCGGGTTCACCGGAATGTGCCCGGCGCTCCGGATCGTCTGCGTGGCCTGCAGGAAGTCGTTTAAATAGTTGTCTTTCCCGCTCATCGGGCCGCTTATGTATATTCTTAATTTCTTCACCCTATGTCCCTCCATCCGTTCGCTAAAAATGGCGAACCGTCGTAATTTGTAAGCTGAACCACTCCGCCGCGCCTAACAAATAGCAGCAGCCTGTTTCCGGGTCTACCATGATCCAGTATTCCTCGCCGGTTTCAATCGTGCGCATTGCCCTATAGCGCTCTGGATGATATTGCCGCGTATCCTCTATGATTCCGGCCTTCCTTCCCCAGAAGAAGTAGGAGAGGGCAAGGCCCGCAAGAATAAACGCGCAAATCGTCCAAAGAATAATATATTTCCGCTTCCCCTTCTTCATGTTCCGCCCTCCGCCTCTCTGCGCAGAATCCTCTCAACCTCGGAAGGCCAGCTTACAATGTAGGCCCGGCCACCTGCCGCCTGGATCTGCTTAATGGTCTGCAGCTGCAACTTCGAAGGAACGCCCAGGAACGGCCGCTTTACCTCGAACCCGTAAAACCTTCCGTTAATGATCGCGCAAACGTCCGGGATCCCGCCGCGCCCGTATGGCCCGGCGGCTGCCTTCCAAACGAACGCGGAAGGGAAGAGGGCCTTAATTTCCTCTATGACCTTTTTCTGAAAGACGGATTCTTTCGGCAAATGCTCGGAAATATACTTTTCCGCCTCTTTGGTCGTCCTGCAGCTTATGTCCTTCGTGGTCTTAAGGTAGTTAATCAGCTCTTCCTTCGTCTTGAATTCCTCGAACTTTATCAACGCGCTTTTCCTCCAATTCGTAAAAATACTGTTGCGCGGCCGGGCAATCCTCGCAGGAACTGTCCGAACCGTTTGCGTAAATGCAGGGATTATCGGTAAGGGTGCAAAAAGCATGTTTTCCGATGCCCCGATCCCTGTCCTTCGTCTTTCCGGTTACGCGGTCGCTGACCGTAATGAGAATAACAAGCGCAACGATCGCGAACCCCTGCGCCAAAACAAGCGCAACGCATATATTTTTAAAGATCTCCATGCTTTTTCACCCCCTCTCTATAGCTTAATAAAAAACCTTGTCGCGGGATCCTTATCCCGTGCAAGTGCCTTAAGGAAGATCGGCACCACCGTTTCCTGGTAATCGGCCAGGGCCTTCATGGCCGCCGCCTTCTCTTTCAAGGTCAATTTTGCGAAGTTCTCCGGCTTCACGCCCCAGGCTATAACTTGATTGATCTGTTCGTCGCTCATCATGGTTTTTTCTCCTAAAAGTGTTTACGGTCGGCCCGGGCCTGGACGCTGGCTGCGCTGCGTCCGATCCGCGTCCCGATCTCTTTGTATCCCTTGCCGGTCGCCCGGCCGATCAGGATCGCGCTGTCTTCCGCCGCCGTGTACTTCGTTCCGGTCGGCTTCGCGGGCCGCTGCTGATCGGTGGCCCGTTTTTCCTTAAGCCAGGGCGGCTCCGTCCCGAGCGCGTATGGCGCGACCTTCCTGCTGTCCCATGCTTCCGGGTTATCCCTGAGCCATTTCATAAGGTCTTCAAGGCGTATCACCCGGAACCTCAAGTTTCCGCGGATCCTCCGGTAAACGAACGGCATATTATATTTCGGGATCCATGTCCGCACCGGGACGTGGCTGTCTACGCCCATAATTTCCGTTACCTGGTGCATTCCTAAAAATTCGCTTGCTTCAAGGTACGACCCCAAATGTAAAAACTTCGCCTTCCCGATAACTCCGCCGGTGCTCCGGCCCAGGATCCGGGCGATCGCGTCCGGCGTCTTTTCGCCCCACAAGTTCTTAAGCGTCTCGATTTCCTCTTCCGTCCATGTGGTGTTTTGGCGGCTCATTTTTTCGGCTCCGGATCCGGCGATCTCGCAGGCAATGTCTCCATAAAATCGAAGTAGGCCGCGCAAATATCGAGGGCCGTCTGCTTAAGGCAAGACCGGCAGGTGTAAAATGCTGCTATGTCTCCGGCCTGCTTTGTTGCGATCCGGATCTTCCTTGTGTCCGTGTTACGGGCCCCGCAAAGTTCACAGGGCTGTGATTCTCTCGGTTCGATCTCTATGATCCTTTTGTCGTTGCTCATTCCTTCGGTTCCTCCATTGCTTTGCTTATGGCTGCTTTGATTTCTTCCAGTTTTTTCGGGCCGATGCCCTTGACCTGCGCTACGATGCCGACCGCTGCCTCAATGCCTGCAGCGTGTCCGGCGGCCCTGGCCTCTTTGATCGAAATAACCGCCTGCGCCTTGCCGTCTTCGTAACCGCAGTCGTAAATATGATCCGCCCAGTCTTCGAAGCTGCGCCTGTCGTATTTCCTGACCGTGTTGTAAATGTCCCGGGTTATCTCCGGGCGCTTCCCGGCCTGATGCCTGTTATTCTGTTTTGCCATGCTTCCCGCTCCTTCCTGTGATCGGCTGCGCGTCTCCGTCTTTCCCGACGTAATAGCCCTTAAAGCTTCCCTTGTTCTTCGGTTTCTCCGGAAGCTCCGCCGGATCCGGAACGGTGCCGCGGTTGTAGACCGGAACCTCGACGAAAACCTCCTTTTCGATCGTCCGGGTCTTTGCCCGTCTGTCCGCTGCCGCGATCCTCCTGCGTCTCAAGTCGTAAAACATCCAGGCCAGGGCGACGATCGTCGCGCAAATAATCGCCGTAATGTAAACGCAATTCATTCTTTCTTTTCCCCCTTATTAAGAAAAATCAATATTGCCGGTTCCGTCTCCCCTGGTTCCGGCTCCCGCCATCCCTGCCGATCGTCGTCCCAGAACATCCGGAGAAGGTCGTTATATATTTTCGGTTTCTCCGGGTTCTCCGGGTTCCAGCATGGCTGCGTCGCGTATAGGCAGGATTTTGAACTTACAAGCTTTTCGACCTCCGTCTCGAAGTTCTCCGCGATCTCGTTCGTAATCCGGATCGCTTCCGCCGGATCCATGTTCTTAAAGGCTGCCCGGCCCAGTTTCTTCGAATAGCCGCCTTCGTCGTATAGCCTGTTAAAAAGGTCGATCATTTCGTCGATGTAGTCCTTCCGGATCTTCCTGCCCTCAAGCCATGGCGGCCATCTTACGGCCATGCGCTTAAGCTCTTCCTTTATGCTGTCACAAAGCTGGCTATATGCTGCCGCGTACTTCGTTTTTAGGACGTCGAGCGGTACCTTTTCGCGGTTTTTCCGGTATTTCTCAATCAATCCGGCAAGCTTTTCTTCGTGGTTCATTGCGTCTTTCCTTCCTGTCACCTAACATCTAACGGTTTTTATTAGTTGTT